TCTTTTTTAATCTTTGTTTTTTTATTTTTCTTCTTCATAATACTCCTATTTGTACGGCCATCCTAAATTCCAAATAACCAAACTGTTTCTTTCACCACTCTTAACTGGACAAATTCTATGCCACACAAAACCAGGAAACACTACTAAAGAACCTTTGGGTAATATTTCTGTGCATTTATGTATGTTAGGTTTTTTATCAGGGTCTTGATTTCTAAAATCAAATTCTAATTCGCCACCCTTATAATCTTTAGGGTCTGATAAGGTTACCGTCACCGATAACTTTCTTATCTTACCATGTGATGGATCATTTGGGTCATCTCTATGATAAGGTTGATCCCATCCATCACAATGCCAATCATAGAATTGACCTTTTTTATATTTTGTAAACTGACAAGCCTCAGAATAATCCCATTGATGATTCCAACCAGCACTAGCGTTTGCTTGATGAATGTAAGGTTGTATTTCGTTATATATCCAACGATCAGACATCCAAACAATATCAGATTTTCTTTTCTTTTGTAGATTTTTAACGTTCTTTTTATTTAATGGTTTGTCACCAAATCCACCAGTCACAGCCATTTGATCTTGAAGTTGATGACCATATCTTACGATATCATCACAGATACGTTCTGGAATTGCTGATTTAAAGTACCAATAATAGTTTGTTAGATTCATTTGAGATCACCTTCTTTTATAATCATTATGTATTATAACATATTTATAATACTTTGTAAAGCGTATTAAGGTTGAGAAATTGTCAATGTACCTGAAACAATAAATTTAGCAATCTTATCACCGCCTGGGTGAGTTGATAAAGTATTACAACCAGGACTAGCTGTGAATGCCGTAGCACTAGGTGCTCTAACAACTACAATACCTGTACCACCTGATCGAGCTCCAGCACACGGTGTAACATAAACACCTCCTCCACCACCACCTCCAGTATTTGCTCCACCTTCTGAACTAGTTACTCTAGGTGAGTGTTGACCACCATTACCACCACCGCCAGCGCCTCCAGCACCACGAGTTCCTGGTATGAAGGATGCACCTCCACCACCTCCAGCATAACTAGTATCTGGTCCTAAAATTGTATTTGGTGCTCCTGCACCACCAGCTCCAGCAGCTGGTACTGAGGCATTTCCTCCAGCGGCAGTTGCACCACCACCTCCACCACCTCTCCAAGAACCACAACTTTGTTGATTTCCAGCACCACCAGCACTACCTTGTGGGGGATCAGTAGGAGGAGTGTTACCTGCACCAGGAGTACCACCAGTAGGCACGTAAGAACCACCACCACCAGAACCACCTGTCTGAGCAGCACCGAAACCACCACCTTCACCACCAGCAGATGATACTATGAGTGATCCGAGTGATGAATCATTATTGGTAGCACCAATTGTTATTGTATGAGTTGATGTTGCTAATTTTAATGTGCTGCCTCGAAGTGGACTTGGACCATAACCAGAAGCTCTATAACCTCCAGCACCACCACCCCCACCAGCAGGACTACCTGAACCACCACCACCAACTACTAGATAATCTACACTATGTAAAAATTGAGGCCATGTTCCTTGTTTTTGTGCTGCAAATTGACTTCTTAAATTCCATACACCACTTGCTTTGTTTAATTCTTTTACGATAACTACACCTGAACCACCAGCTCCTTTTGGAGACCCTGCGGCATCACCAGCTCCACCGCCACCACCTGAGTTTGCTCTACCGCTATATGCAGTACCAGCATTTCCAGGATAAGTTCCTGCAGCACCATTTCCACCACCACCAGTTCCACCAGATCCTGCAGCTAAAACCCAATTTGTTAAACCTCCTGATCCACCACCACCTGCAATAATTCCAGCAGCAGTTGCACCAACTCCAGTTCCGTTAGATAAATAAATGGGTTGAGGGGCATCTCCAAAAAAAGGAGTAATATCTAATCCTGCTCCACCGTTAGCGGATCCACAGCCACCTGGTAAAAAAGGGGCTGTTCCATTCTGACCGGCAGCACCTGCTCCACCTCCACCACCACCTGCAGCTGGGTTAGCTGGAAGTTGACCTCCTGGATGACCTTCACCACAAATACCAGTTCCACCTAAAGACACTATGCACCCTGGTTGAGAGCATTGACCTAATATACCAGCTCCACCACCAGACCCGCCTGGAGATCCTACTGCAAGGGCAGGATTAGGTGCAGATCCTTCCTGACCACCTTTACCTCCACCTGTTGTTGAGGCACCTCCAAAACTTGTACTTACACCATTTGCAAATTCTGGACCAGCAGCTGCTCCACCACCTCCGATTGTGACAGAAACTCCTGAAGATGGAATTGGTAATGATGGAAATACTTTTGCTCCGCCAGCACCACCACCTGAAAAAGAACCAGAACCACCACCACCAGATACAATTAATACTTGACCAGCCCTTGTACCAGGATTAGTTGCAGTAAAAGTTCCTGAAGATGTTTTAGATGAAACCGCACACTTCCCGAAAGAAGCTTGATTAGTCTTACCAATGATTCCGCCATTACCTCTAGCCATTTAAGTTTCCTATGCCCAGGCTGAACCATTCCAATTATAAACAGTTTTAGTTTCTGCGTCATCATTGGATTTAGTTGCTTCCCAACCTGTATTGTTGTCAGCGTTATATTTTGTTTCGTTCCATTTAATCATGTAAAACCATGAAGGTGTATCTTCACCATCGTCTGTGACTGAAGGATAAGTGATTGGTGATTTCCAATCATCACTATCATCTAATGCCCATGAAGCATAAGGTTGTGCTGTTAAGAATTTGTTTTTGGATGCATTATAGATCATACCTCTACCTGCATATCTTTTTCTAAATTTGTTGTTGTATGATGTTTGTTTCCATGTTCCGCCACCAAAGAAATTCACGCACCATGTTTCGCCATCAACGTGTTCATCTGATGGTACTTCGTCATTTCCAACTACTACTACTCTCTTTACAACTAAATGTGTATCAGAAGTAAAACCTGTTGGGTCAGTTTTTGATTCTAATTCTGCAAAATGTGCCATTGTTTATTTTCCTTTTAATTGTTTATTACTATTTATACGTTATTAATTTGACCAGTTGCCTGCTTTGACATTATCATAAACGTCATTAATGTTCCATACTCCAGGTGCTACAAAAACTTCTGGTTCTACTACAATAATTTTTCCTGAACCACCAGCGCCACCGTTAGCAGCTGTTCCTGGGTTATTACCTGTGTTACCAGCGCCACCGCCACCTCCACCAGTATTAGCACTTCCAGCACTTCCAGCACCACCAGCACCTCCAGCACCACCACCGCCAGAACCACCAGCACCAGCGCCAGCAGGGTTTCCACCACCGCCTCCGCCACCAGCAAATGTAGTACCTGATAAAGGAGAAGCACTTGAACCTGCACCACCAGCGCCACCAGATGAACTTGCACCATTAGCACCTACAGCACCAGCACCTCCGCCGCCACCAGCACCATAAGCAGGTGAAGAATCAGCTCCATTACCACCATTATTTCCTTCAGATGGATCATAACTACCAGCATTACCAGTGCCTTTAGCTCCTGGTGGGTAATTTCCAGAACCTCCACCAGAACCTCCCGCTTGTCCAGCAAGAGGAGCAGATCCAGGATATCTGCCTCCATGTCCCCCACCCGAAGATGATTGACCAAAAATAGAAGAAGCAACTCCATTAACTTTAGTTGCACCACCACCACCGATAACTGCTGGATAAGTTCCACCTTCAGTTAAACCTGTCACGGTTACGGTTCTATAACCACCAGCACCTCCACCACCAGACGCTCTGGTATTATAATCACTAGTGACATCCATACCACCACCGCCGCCTCCAATGATTAAAGCTGTGGCAACTTTTGTGTTTGCATTTAAGACTAAATTTGCTGAAGAATTAATTGTGTGAGTTTCAGCACATTGAGTTGATATTGCTACTATATTTCCAATTAATCCACCGACTTGTCCCGCCATTGAATTTAAATCCCCCTATTATTAATCTGTAATTTCTTCGTAGGAAACGAAATAAGTTAGATCACTTGCAGCACTTGCTGTAACTGCTAATAAATCTGTTTCATCTAAATAGATTGGATTCTCTAAAAAACTTAATGTTGCGTCTGCTGGAATAGAAATAGTTTTAGCAATAGCAACATAGTTTGATCCATTGTCTATACTTACTTCTATCGTCACATCAGCAGCATTCGTTCCATCTATATTAGCAATAAGTATTGTATTTATTTTTGCTACCTTTTCAGCAGGTACATCAACAGCAGTTGCTCTTGAAGTTGTAATCGCTCCAGCTGCATTTTTAGCATTAATCGTTGCTACGTTTACTATATTTGGTGTTGCCATTGTTTATTTTCCTTTTATATTATTGTTTATTTTCCTTTTATATTATTTATCCAAAAACGATTGCCATCGCAATTGCTTTTCCAGTTGAAGCCTTAGCGTCAATTTGTGTTTGTATTGCACTCGTCACACCATCTGAATGGTTTAATTCAGCGGCAGTTGAAGTCACTGCTGTGCCAGCGATTGCAAATTTACCATCAGTTGTGACATTGAATGTTGCGTTGTCTTCGATTCTTGCAACTTCTGTACCATCTCTTTGTTGAAATATGATATCTTTTGCGTCAACAAGTGGTTT